CATCAAGATATTTCCAGATACCATCGGTTGGTTACCATCGATAGATGTATCGTTGATAGACAGACGATGAAAAATATAAATACCGTTAGATTTGATAATAGACATAGACCTATCAGGTCCTCTCGTGGACAGATACTTACCCGATGTCAATATCTTTTGTAGTTGCTTGGGTAGCGTGTTACAAAGGACAGCAAGAATTCCGCACATTTTATTGGAACTGCTGTTAGTTTAAATAGATATATTCATTCTAGTAAATATGCCTGAGGTGATTTATTATCATTTGTGGGGAGAAGGTGAATATGATTATAGCGAGGGGGTTTTTTACACCGTGGCGGATAAATACCCAGATGTAGAACAGCAAAACTATTTTTCTTCCGGCTGCCATATCGGTCTCGGAACACGTGAAAGAATCTTAGAGATGATACGTGAACATATAACTAGGGATTTACAGGAAGATTCGTCCTGGAAATATGCTACCGTTGGAGAACTTACCGCCGACGAGAACGATCATTATTGTTGTTTTTCAGGGCCTCCAAGTGAATTTGCTAACGTATACAAACTGGATCGAGACTCGTTAGTGTTCGACCGCAAATTTTTTGGAACAGACATTCTGAAAATTGAAAAACGCTGAAAAACATTTTCGAAAAATAAATGAGCTTGCCTAGTAGCGCATCTATAGATATTATTTTCGGTCCGATGTACGCGAACAAAACGAGTGAAGTAATTCGAAGGCTTATTATTTATCACGATATAGGTCTTAAAGTACTTTATATTAATACGGAATTGGATAACCGTTCAGACCAAGCTTTTTCCACACATAATAAAACAATAGGACAAATACCTTTTGATGCGGTCAAATTAAAAACTCTTGCCGAACAAGACGTGTCACAGTATAGTGTTATTGCTGTGGACGAAGCGCAGTTTTTCGCTGATCTGAAGGATACTGTTCTGAAGTGGGTGGATAATCTAGGGAAAATTGTTATTGTTGCAGGGTTGAATGGCGATTTTCGCCGGCATCCTTTCGGCCAGATTAATGATCTGATATCACATGCCGATACAGTCACTAAACTGACACCCTTCTGTTCTGTGTGCGTCAAGAAAGCAATAATGAAAGCGGCACATTTTACGAAGAGGACGATCCTGAGTGAATCGGAGATTTTAATCGGAGGAAAAGAGGCTTATATTCCTGTTTGCAGACAGTGCTACCTAGCCTGAAATTTCTCTTAAATAATTTTTGCGATAACACAATATCGCAAAAAATTTTCTTTTTCTATTAATAAATGCTTAGTGGAAAATTTCTCTTCACACTTGTTGGAATTGTCTTGGCAATTTTGGCTATTTGCAACTTCGATTTTAGCGGACAACCGGTAGTAGAAAACTTCATGGGTATGGGTGCACAAACAGTCACTGCCATGCCATACACACTTGCTTCAAACGGTGCTAAAACCGCTTTCAGCGGAAACTATTTCGACCCTGGTAGCATGAATATGCGAGGCAGTGGTAAGTTTGTATCTGTCCCGAGTTACCAAGGTATTCTTTCCCCTCGTTTCAGTAATGTTCAGTATGGGGCTAACATTCGCTACAATATGCCCGATCGTGAGAATCTAGCAGCCCCTTGCACGCCTCTGACATTCGGAGACATGGCGAAAGAGAATTATGCTCCTCCTCAAAAGGGTGTTGTTCCTGAACAGACACGCGAAAATTATAGCTGTGGTACTGGCCAGTGCGGGTCGAGTGACGGCCTTTCCTGTGGTAAGGGAGGCTACGGTATGGGTCACAAGGTCGCCGGAGGATATGAACTCCCGGTAGGCTACACAAACGGAAATTTCGCCGACGTCTACAATTCTCTTCAGTATAACGGCCATCCCGCCAAGGTGATATCTCAACCCTGTGTTGATAGCCCAGCCAGCGCTGCCCTCCCGGTCGGAACGATGTCCACTATGGATGCCCTAGGAAATCCTGAACAATTTGTTGTGATGAATCGTCTGATGAACACCAATATGAAGAGCAGACTTCGCGCTCAGGGTGACCCTATCCGTGGAGATTTGGCTATTACTCCTTGCCAGAATGGATGGTTCTCTGTATATCCTATTATCAACGTTGACCTTCAGCCTGGTGCGATGAACGTCCTCAATGGAGACGGAGAGTCCAATTCCAAGCTCATGCAGCTCTTGGTCAATGCTTCTGGTGGAGCTCGTACAACTTTTGCTGGTGCAGATATGGCCAACAATCTCAACGTCAATCTCAGCCCCCAGATGAAGACTTCTCTCTCGCAAGCGGCCAATACTGTCCAAGTCACGTCTTTCCCTTAAATGGTTTAACATCCATTTTACGGTTAGATTACAAATCCGAAAACGAAATAAAGACTTGCTATATCCTATATAGAATATGCAACCCAGTAGCGGTATTGATGATGAGCCTAACTAGGAACCTAGTTCCGTAAGTTTAGTAATTGTTCGCACAATTCGAGGTATATTGATACTGTTTTTGGTTACCGGATAAATTTTATGTATATTGTGTACATAAAATCACTTACTGACTGTTGTCGTACCTAAATCATGGGACTGTGCTAAATTTTCTCCCATCATAGCTAAAGCTTCATAAATATCCTCAGCCATGAGGGTCTTTGTTTGATGTTCAGAATTAACCACGAGCGCAGTTTGTATTATGGCGTGTAAATGTTGGCTGACTAGAGCTCGAATATTGGTAAAACAGTCTTCAGAAATACTTTTCACACCTGCTCGTCGAGCAAGGCGTGTGATGGAAGGTCTTGTCATTTCCATTTTTAGCAAAAGGGGAGAATTTTTTAAATGGTTTAATCATTCTATTTAAAAAGTTAGATCGGGTTTGTAAACAAAATGGAAGAAGAACGAACTATTAATACGGAGAATGCCGAACAAGATATGGAGAACGCTCTAGACGCGGAAAATAAGGAGAATGATGAACATGGGAAAAATAAGAGAAAAAAGACTAGATATTTCGAAACTTATATTTCCAAAGTACTTAAAAATGTTTCCACTGATCACGGTATTACCGCAAATGCCAAACAACAGTTAAATAGCGCTGTTTGTATTATCGCGAAGGTTTTAGCTAATACGGCAACACATTTAACTGTGGTCTCTAAGAAGAAGACAATGTCGGAAAAAGAAGTTCTCAACGCAGTTAAACTTGTGTTTTCTGGTACATTGATAGAAACTGCTAGCAGACAAGCGCAAGACTCTTTACAAAAATTTGACATTGATGATGCTAAGCATAGTTCTCGACAGGACAAGGCTGGCATACTTTTCCCTCCTTCCATATCGGAAAAATTCTTGCGTAATTTCGGATTTTCCAAAATCATGGTAACGAAACGTGCACCTGTTTATTTTGCCGCTATTCTCGAACATCTTGTTATGGATATACTGACTAATGCTTCTAAAATGGCTAAAGAAAATAATAGGGTACGTATCACTATTCGAGATTTGGAATTAACGGTGAGAACCGATCGAGAACTGGTAAAACTTTTTGAGAAATGTAATCTCAGTTTTGTTGGCGGTGGTGTCGTCCCGCAGATTCACGAGGCTCTCCTGAATAAAAAACCGCGTAAAAAACGTAAAAATGCTAAACCCGAGGTTCCTCTAGAGGAAACTAAGAAAAGTCATCGTTTCAGACCTGGCACGGTGTCTTTACGAGAAATTAGAAAATTCCAGAAAATCAGTAATTGTTTAACCTTTGCAAAGTTTCCTTTTGAGAGATTTATCCGTAATATAGTCAATACCTATAATAGTGGGATGAAAATTTCTAAAGATGTTTTTATCGTTCTGCAGTATTACGTTGAACAGTTTGTTGTCAATTTTCTGCGCGATGCCAATTCTGCGGCCATCCATAGTGGTCGTGTTAAGCTTATGCCGGCCGATATTAATTTTATTTGCAATCTGCGTAAGTATGACGAATTGGACACGTCTCCGTTCAAAACGGAAAAAATTGAAGAAGAAAAACCCGAGGAACTTAACGATCAGGACGAGCCGGATGAGTAACATAACGATTTAAAAAGTGGGGTCCTGAAGGTAAAATGTCTACACCTAACGAGAAAAAGGATCATCCAGTTGCCGAGGCAACCGGTCCCCAGCCGACAAGTGAAGTCAGAACATATGCAGTTCTACAAGAAACCAGTGGAGAGGAATCGGAGAGCTGGCTTTACTTTATTAAATATCAGGGTAACGAGGAGGCTTTAGCTCACTTGGGAAAACAACTTGAACAGGTTGACTGGTATATTGTTGACGATTTAAGCACCTTCGACCTGGAAACAGATTATCTAGTCTGTGAACGAACGGCGAAAGAAATGACTAAAGTAGACCTTAACCATTATTCTTTTCATCGTAAATTTGATGGTAAGATGAAGAAGGTTGATCTAGGCTTTAAGGAGCATCATAGCAATGAGAAAAAGATGAGCAAAGCTTTTGACGTTCTTGGCTACGGCAAGATAGAGGACTACGTCGACGAGGAGGATGTCGATCCTGAAGATCTTGTTTCCCGTTCGGACAGTGAAAGCGAGAGCGAGAGTGAAAGCGAAAGCGAGAGTGAAAGCGAAGAGTCCAAGTCCCACGAGGAAAAAAATAGCAGCAAGAAAAAAGGTAAAATGCCTGACGTGGTATCCAAGAAACCGCCAAAGGTAGAGATTCCGAGATTCGCTAAGGCGAAAGCGAAAAGACGAAATAAGTAAAAATGAATTATTGATAATATATTCAGGGCTGAATATATCATGAGATACAATTCTCCTTTCGAACGTAAACTCGAACATTTTTCCGGGTTACGAACTATATTGCTGAATTTTGGAATACTATATCGAACGGTCCTTCTATCGTTATCGGGCTATATCCCCTTTCGCGGTAGATTGTGTTTATCAGAGTATCGAAATAAATATAAAATGATTTTCAGCTTATTTTGTGAACGAAATAAAATGAGTGTATTAATACCTATTAATATTCCAGAAAAATACAAGTGTCCCGTCTGCTTTGAATTGATAGAACATGCAATGCAAACTATACCTTGTGGCCATAATGTGTGTATGAATTGTGCAATGATGATACGATCTCCTCCGACTTGCCCCCTATGCAGAGAAAACTGTTCTTTCTTTCCCGATGCCCGTTTGAACAGGGAATTGCATAATGAGATGGTAGAATGCACGAAATGTGGAGAAAAGATACTTTTTGGACAATATCATAAGCATTTTACCGAAAAATGCCCAAACTATACTCTAGAATGTAAGCTATGTAAATATAGCATCTCTTACAGTCAATTTGCTGAGCATGCTCAAGTCTGTCCTAAATATCGTATAGAGTGTAAATGCGGTGGTATTCTTGCTAGAGAAGACATTCCTACGCATGAGAAATACTATTGTACGCTTTCGTCAGATTGTGTACACGAAAAATGTCACATCTGCCAAAAATCTGTACCAGTAACCCAATTTCAGCTTCACTATGAACAAGAGCATCTTAAGCATTCAAAAACGGTTCAGATTCTTCCTAGAATAACGTTCAAATTCGATATTCGGTAAGATTTTAATTCGCGAGGAATTAAAAAATTAGTTTGTCGCGTCTAGATTCTCGACAAGCTTACGAAGTTTATTTTTGTCAGCACCTTGTACTCTTTCGACTTCTTTCCCTTTCTGCAAAGTGACAAACGTAGGCATAGATGTAACCTTAAAAGTATCTGTAATATCCTCAGATCTGTCTACGTCTATTTCGTAGAAACTAATACTCTTAAACTCTTCGGCAAGAGTATGGTAATAGGGAGCTATGTTTTTGCATGGACCGCACCATTCTGCGGAGAATTTTAACACAGACTTTCCGGTACTAATATCGTTAGCGTTTTCGAGATGAACAACAGACATTTTTATAACAAAAATGTCTGTATAAATAGTTTCAATTTTATAAATAAATGGACTGTACTGTTTACGAAAATTGTCTACAGGATCAACAAGTGTCTATAGATATGAAAAATAAAGATGATCTCCATATGATTGCAGTTGGCTGCTGGGGGGTTTACTGCGACGACGGAGATTATATCATAACCAAATATAAGAAAGGCAAAGTAGAGCCCTCTGAAATAAAACGAGGGCAAAGAAGAGTTGCCCGTGCTTTGATAGAATATGTTTCACGAAATGACGTCACAGATATGTATCTGGCCGGAGATAATGTGTATCAACTCGGAGTTTCCGCAACAGATGGACAAGCTGTTGCAGAATTCTTGAAAAATAAACAGAAATTAGTGGCAGATTTGACCGGAAACGAGGTCGATCCCCTACAAAATTTCAATATCGAGGTGCAAATTTCGGAGGGATTCGAAAAATGCTTCGCTGAAGCAAAGGTCGATAGATTTTTCTTGGCGATCGGGAATCACGATATCGAAAACTGTCATATACTTAATACCGAGTATAATTATCGCGGATGGAATATACCTAGTTTATACTATAATGTCTTGTACAATATGAAAGATTTTAAAATAAATGTGATTGTGCTTGACACTAACATGTTTGAAGATAAACCTGTTACGTGTTTAAACGAACCTTTCACCGAAGATCAGATCGATTCGCAAGTCGCATGGGCTTTATCCGTGGCGGAAAAAGGAGATTGGAATATTGTCATCGGTCACATTCCTTATCTAGCCAACGGGCATAAAAAAGATAAACCTCTTGTTCTACGGAAACGTTTATCAGAATTGATAGGATCAATGTCTCCTCAACTTTATATCTGTGCAGATGAACACAATCAACAATTTATTCAGACCGATAAAACTGCTATTGTTATTGCCGGTTCTGGAGGCACAGCTCTAGATAAAATTCTCGACCACTCTATTCAAGGAACGCTATACCAGCGTAGCGATTTCAGTTTCGTTTCGTATCGAATCGGCAAAAATGAACTGGTCATATCCTTCATTTCACCAGAAAATAAGGTAACGTTTTCTCATGTTCTAAAGCGTTGACAGGACTCTTGGAATAAACCACCCAAACTTGTAGTGAATTTTTTCTTCGTAGTTTTCCAGTCTGCATTCTGAAGATAGTTAAGTACGGTAGTATACATCTTTATAGAAAATAAAATGATATATTGCAGATCCTGGAAATAGCTTAACATCAACAAAATTATGTTTAATTTGCCTTGGAAGCTCTGCGGGACCATTTGGCAATAGCCTCTGTACCGTATTGTTCTGTATACATCGTATGTGCTATACGGGATATCTATTCGCGGAATTATTTTGCTGACAAGATAGACTGCAGGAAGATCTGCAAAAATCTAGGAAATCCAAATATATAAATCATCTTGTAGATATTTTACCTGTCACAATTCCACAATGCGGTTTTTGAGGGTCTGTACATTCATAGGCAAGAAATATGAAGAAATTTTCTCTATTCGGATTAAAATCGCGTTTCAGAGCAGTCGACATTATTTTAGAAATATAGCGAAAAGCGTTATTTCCACTGCGGATCAGTTCTGTACATTCCCGAGAAGATAAATTAACAACAGTATCACCCGGATAAGGTCCAGATATGACAAATTTTGTGGGATTCACATCGGTAGCGGATATCTTTTTGAAGATTGCATCTACCTCTTTTTCTTCATCCGCTAAGGTTATTAAGGCGTGCGGATGTTCCTTCGCGCCATGTTTTTGTATGTCTAAATTACTGTTGATCAGTAATCGAACTTTTTTGACCCCAAAATCAATATGTAATTCTTCAATAAACATAGTTGCCCCCATTAACAGGGAACCAATATTACGAAAATTATGGTTAGAATTTAGATTACCTTCCTTCACCCCGTTGACACAATTGAAGGTATTCTTGAAAAAACCGTGTGAATCATAGACTGTCACACCGAGAAAATCTCTATAGGGAGGAATAACCGCGAAAGGAGTGATTTTGCTCCATTTGAATTTTCTGTACAATTCTGGATCGTCAGCCAGCCAAATACAATGTGGACAAGCACGGCCAGAAGGATAAAACCAAACTTTATCAGAGACGCGAGCCATTTATTTATAGAATTATATAAATAAATGTACATTATTGGACGCATAAAAGATTTAGCAAAGGTGAAATATCCGTTTGTCAATGAAAAATTGGAGGTTTTGGACATAGCCTCTCGCCGATCAGGTATGGATGTGGAAAAGATGCTGTAGTTTCCATAACAACTGCAGCTGCTGGATAACGAGAAAAAATCCCACTGTGATAGTTTGCAAGTCTCCTCTTCCGTATAAGACATGTGCATATTGTAAAGGAAACGAAATATAGACAATTCTTTGCAAGACGGATTATCCTAGCTTTTGCAATCCTGATCTCAGCGAAAGGGCTCGGATTCTAGGGGAAAGTAGTGTCAAATTCCAATCTTGTGTTATATTGTGATCAATTTAAAATTGATTATAAAGAATATCTAATTTTTATTATACAAAATGGACATAGAGAATTTACAACCGAAGGATATAGATTTCGATGATCTTGTCGAGAAAAAGAGACCTCTATCTAATATTCATATTCGTTTACAGCAACGAAATGGTAAAAAGATGATAACTATCATTGAAGGACTAGCAGAAGATTTGGATTTAAAAAAGGTCTTACGAGCTTTAAAAAATACTTTCCAAACCAATGGTGCTATATTGAGACCGGAAGAGGATACTGCTATTCTACAGCTGAACGGAGATCAGAGGGAGAATGTCAGAAGCTTCTTCACTAGATACAAAATATGGGAACCACCAGATCCACCGATCAAGATCCACGGATTTTAAATAGTTAATGTATGTTTAAGATTATAACCTTAAACATAAGTAAATGATCGGTACGATACTATTATATTTGTATGGAGCTTATGCGGTTGTGATAGTGGGAGGAGCTGCCCATTTTATGTATACTGAATATACTCCTCCTAAAAAAATTCCAGAAGAAATAGAAATGACGGTTACGTACAGCAACCACAATCGTCCTGTACAATCAGAAGACGAGGCTTCTTCAATAAGTCATACAAAGGAGAGCCTTTAAATTTATTGAGAAGAGCTGCATACTTTTCTTCATTCGGTTCAACCTTGAAATCTTTCCACAGACAGGAAGAATCTTTCGGAAAAGTGACAATCCCTATGGCAGCATAATCACCTTCTTTTTCGTCAAATGAATAGACCTGATCGTGTGGAATATTGATGGCGAAAACGGAAAAGAGAGGATGATTGAGAAATTTCTTCTGTGCCTCTCTGTGAAAACCGCGCAGATAATCTGATACCGGACCAGCTTGTGACCGGTAATGTAGGTAATCTACAACCCACTCTCTCTGTTCATCATTTCCGTGTTCCCATTGCTCGTAGGGATGGCAAAATTCCCAAATTCGCGAATAGGGAACGATACCGCCGTAAAGAATAGTGTAAGATGTGATAGTCATTCTGATTGTGAAATATTCACATTTCAGAATTTCAATTTTTTTCACACAGATGTTCTAAAGGTTTCGTATATTTTCTAACCATAGTCAAACCAGGCTGTACAGGGATAGTAAATACATCGCATATTTTTCCATATTTTTCTTTAATCATGGCCGGTACACGCCACGAATCACTACAGAAATTAATATGTGCCCATTCCGAACTACATGGAAATGTATCATGTATGAAAATAATACCATTCTCTATTAGATGGGAAAACAAGTCCTCAAAATCTTGGAATGATATTTCAGCCTTGTGATCTGCGTCTATAAAAGCCATTTCTACCGGATCCTTCATGTTGTTCAAAATAGTCTTGAAATCTCGCGTCGACATTTCATAAAAATCCATATTCGGAGGAGGTGTCATGTCCATCTTGATATCCACACCAATAATTTTTTTGCAGTATGGGGCATACTTTTCTGTAGCCCTTCCCGATTTAACTCCGTACTCTATGAAAAGATTCGGTCTATACCATTTTGCTATACTAGCAATAAACTCAGGATGGTCAAAAATCTCGGCTTTCCAAGGTACGTTACGTAAATGTATTGGTTCCTGTTCCATTTTAATTCTGTAACCATGTGTATAAATATATTTAATGTTAATCTAGATTAGCGCTACTTTCCTCCTGACCCACCGCGGAATATACAGGTAGGAACACAGATCTGAACAACTTGTGCAGACGGCTCATAATGAAGCTTCTCCCTGCAGAGCTTGTGATGGCTTGGAATCTCCAAGAAAGCGTGATAGAAAAAGTACTCGCGCATTGCGTAAAGCGTTCTACACGACAAACATCAGACATTGCTGAACTGGAAATTGTCTAGAACCCGGCCTTCAGCATGGTGGAGAAATCATACCATTCTGTTTCGGAAAAAGAAACAGAATATTTTTAATTTGCATTTATACTCGGAAACCTATTCCACCATAATGTCCAATATCCCAAGGCATGTCTCCTATAGAAATAACGACCTGATAGCCTCTTTCGTGTAAATTTTGGCGCGATATTAGCTTAAATTTAGCCTGGTCTTGTTTATTTTGAGGCAAAAAATACATGTACCGGTAACCAATAATACCATAACTGCGCAGCTGTTCTTTCGTCCTTCGAATATTTTCATCTGAGCCTGGTCTAGCTGTAATTATGACAGGAGTTAGCCCCGCGCTCTTGGCGTGATGGTATGTATTAATAATAGGCATTATCGGCTCACCATTCATGGAGATAAGAGTGCCGTCAATATCGTATACTATAGCCGAGTTTTCATAGATAGGAATGTTATTTATCGTTTTTACGATGTCGTTTGCTACGTCGGAGTGGCTTGGGTTCATCTTTATTCTCAGGAGAAGATTTTTTCTCGTCCGGTTTAATCGCATCTGGATAAAGATTCTGCAGATAGGATGGTAACACATTCCACCCCAGGGAAAATCCTGTTAGTGTTCGTGCACATCGACCACAGCTTTGACTAGAGGGATTGCAACCTTCTCCACAAAAACAACATATTCCGATCTCTTCGTTTTGGATCATATCACCCTATTCTCTTAATTTTTTAATTTTAAGCCAGAAGAGAACAATAACAGCTATAGATAAAATTGTTGCAGCTATTATCCCAGCTATACTACTAATACTGGATTTTTTCCCATCCCCATACCTAATCTTCAGATATGTGAGAATATTCGGATACTTCCCGATATATTCGGGCCGTGTAATATTCTTATTGTATAAGACGATACATTCGCCTAAAGTTAGTTTACTACTGGGGTCTGGGACACATTTACCGTATGAATTGGAAAATGTAACCTTTTGACTTGGTAACACATAGATACTCGGAATTTCGTGAGGTACGTAGCCTTGGGGAAGATTTTTATTCGGCGAGATATACATATTGTCTCCGTTTTTGCTAATAAAGAGCTCTATTGTACCAGGTGTGGGGTCCAGCCATGCCAAAAATCTGGTGCATTTTATGTCCCTATTGAAAGGATCATAAAGACTAGTAATATCGATGGTCTCTTTGTTGGCATTTTTGATACATAGTAGGGTTGCATGGGTCGGATTGGGTTTAACATCAGGATTAATGCCATAGAAAACGGTAACTAGTTTCATATTCTCGTGAAGAGGGCAATTAAACTGATTATTGTTAATCTTTTCTGGTAGTCCTATATAGCTATTTTTGTCATTTGAGTATAGACAAAATGGAATTATTGCATTTTCTGAGTCCATTTATTATATCCAAGTTTATTTAGGAGAAAAGACTTGATTTCCGGTACCTTAACAGTATAAGGTACTTCGATAAGGGTTATGCCATTCTTTTCGCACATCTCTTTCTTCATATAATCCCTATATTTCTGGTTCTGGAAAGCCTCCTTGTTCTTGTGGAAATAGGGTATATATTTATAGTGTTGTATACCATTATACTCTACAGCCAATTTTAGTTCCGGATTATAACAATCCAACTCGAGATTATTTGAATCTAGACCCTGACTGGTGACCGGATTACGCAAAAAATTTGGCCTGGCCTTGCTAAAAGGACGGGAGAAAATTTCTTCTAGAACACGGCGACATTCTACCTCGCCTTTACTTTCTTGTGGGGGTTTTCTACTCGGTTTAGCCGGAGAAATATAGTTTGACGACCAAGTACCTTTTTTACCAATTCTGAATATAGCTAAAATCAATATGACTAGAACAGACAAACCGACAGTGATCTCGAATCCGTATTTCTTCCATATCTGCCTAAGTTTATCAAACATTTATTAAATGGTACAATATCCATTTATGAAAAGTTTCTGTTCTGTAAATAAATGATTTGTTCAACGAAAGACAGAAAGCCCAAGGGTAAAAAAGATACAGATTACGTCTGGAAAGAAGTTATGGGTAATCCGAATCTTTTCTGTTGGATACCGGTTTCAAAAAAACTAACCAACCCAATGCAAACGGATATAGAAAAACTGAATATACAAGACATTCCTCATCCGCCAAAAAATTTTACCGATACGATAACTAAGATTGCAGAAGAAGCGGTACGAAACAAGAAGGAAGAATCTCTGAAAAGAATTAGAAAAAAGACCGCTACAACGATGGAAAAAGTCTCTGTTGACGACCCGAAAAAATATCCGATCGTGAAGGATTTTATTATCCAACGAGGCCTCAAAGTATATGGGGGAATCGCAATTAATTCTTACCTGCCGAAGGAGGCGAAATTCTACAATCCGAGCGATATTCCGGACTACGATTTCTTCAGTCCAGATCCATGGAACGATGCGACCGATTTAGCTGATATTTTTCATCAGAAAGGTTACAAGTTTGTTGAGGCTCGTGCCGGTATTCACAAAGGTACTTATAAAGTTTTAGTAGATCTATGGCCGGTTGCCGACATTACCTATATTCCTCAAAAAGAATTTGACAAGATTGAAACGACCACGATAGGAGGAATTAAAATTGTCAGTCCGTTTAAACTTCTCGAGTCTATGTATAAAGAATTTTCTGAACCGTATGCTAACCCGTCTCGTTGGCCGAAAGTAGCTAGTAGAGAAAAACTTCTCCAGAAATGGGTGAATCCTCTTAAGGGTTCTTTCAAGTGTTCAAGAACTCTTTTTGCACCAGAAAAGGGTGACAGTGATCCTGATCTAGCCAAACTTCTCGAACACACGCACAAATTTATCAGTGCTAAGAAAATGCTCATAACAGGATCGGTTGCTTACAATACTTTTATAGAAATTGGAGGAGGAAATAAGCGTGTTGCAACCGATCATTATTCTGTTCTATCCGAATCTGCTTATGAGGATACACAAGAATTGTTCAATAATTTGCTAAAATTGTATGACCATCTTGAGATTACGACCCAATTCTTTCCGAATAGAGAATTGAACAATACTACCTATACTATTCTAGCCATAATAGATAATGAGTACAAAATCTTGTGTAAAATTACAAATCTAACTAGTTGTACACCTTATATTCGAACTCGAAAGCAAACAATTGTTTCTGTAGATTATTTGAAATATGAACTGTTTGATTATGCAGTTTTTGCCGACACAGAACAGGAAAGAGAAAACGCCAAATGCAAGTTGCAATATTTGACCGAGATTCAGTATAACTATTACAGAGAGAAAGAGATTGACGAAACGGATAAGTCACCCTTCCAACGTTTTATCACTAGGTGTAAAGGTCCTTTCCAGGAGAATATCAAGGTAGAAATCTTGAACAAATGGTTGGAAAGAGAAGTGGAAAAAGGAAAGGTAATTCGGGAATGGACAGATCAATATAAAATCAGAAAAATTCCACGCGAAAAGGATCCACAAGAATGCAGTGGAAAAAATAGACAGGTATGCCGGTACCCTTGCGCGTGGAACAAATATGTTGGGAGATGTTCAGGAATACCCAAAGGAGTCTACAGACCTGGAGAAACTGAAGAACTTGAATATTTAGGCGGAGGAAAGTATGAATAAAAATGATTTTCGCCGATTATTTTCAAAACGGGGAACTCAGTTATTATTTTGCCAAATGAGCTGGAAGTGGATCAATATCTCGACGCGATCGAAAATTCTCTAGGGTCAGGCTGATACTATCGGATCAGGACTGCAACCTACGCTAATTATTGTCCGATCGGACAGAAAACAGCAGAATGGTTACAGTGGATAGAAAGATGGAAGGAGTTAGCTTGTATACCCCTCTCTTCAACGACTGTATGGGTTGCAATATTTTTGTTAGGGTTCATTTCTGTTTCCTAAAAGGAGAAACAGAAATCAATTTATAAAGTATTCTTCAACGCTATTTATCTCGATGATCGGAAAATTCTTCACCAGGTCATCAAATTTGCTGGGATCTTTTAGAGAAAGAAAATAACCTGCATAAGCATCTGGATTAGTCGTGTAGATAGTCTGATCCTTCAGATCTATTATACAGTTTTGTCCAATAAGGTAAACCATCGAAAAAGATCCTAAAGTAGTCACATACTTGTTGTGTTGATCTTCGTTAAAGTCTTTCAACCCTAGTTTACACTCGTAGAGGGTATTTGTCTTGATTCGTATAAAATCGAAGAAGCAATTGCGGAATTTGTATTGCGTACCGATATCCTCGCCATAACGGGCCTTAAGAATATCTTCCCAGAATTTTTCCTGCACTAGAGATTTTTCCTTAGCAATTATGAAGGATTTAGCTCCCTTGTACTCAATACCACCAACTTTTTTGATATCCTCTACAATGTAGGGAATGTTAGGTAGATCATAGGCTGCTAAAAACTCCTTAAAAATATCCCTCGGAATAGCATGTTTTTCTTCAAATTTTTTCAACCAAGATGTGGGAGCTTTGATATCGAAAGGGTTAGAACCGATTTCGGCATTCGTAATTTTCTCCTTAAGAGACTCTATCGTTTTGAGATAAAATTTATAACACGTTTCTTCGTTACTGTTCAAGCTTATTTTCAAATCCTCGAAAGGGCAAAGGTGAAAATATTCGTAATTCTTGACAAACTCCTCAACAGAACATCCCAACTTAATTTCATGGTGAGGTTTCGTCACAAAAAAGCAGAGGGGATTATGAGACTTTACTCGGTTGTATAAATATTCGTATTGTTTTGGGAACCAATCTTGCTCCAATAGCCATGTGCAGTATTTTCGATCTCTGAGCATTTGTGTTAGGGTAAGATCTTTATATTTTCCGAACGTAATGGTATCTTCATTTAGTGGCACAGGAGTTTGTTCTCTCTTTTTCTTATAATGTCTATCACTACATTCGGATTTCCGAATATGGTCGTAAAGGAAATTTTTATCTGGACAGGGCAGATTACAATATCTGCATTTGTATGTATGAGACATTTATTATGGCTCTTATCTCTCTAAAATTGGAATTACCGCCCGGCAAAGAGGACATTCCTGTTTGTATTTACCCCATTCCTGTAGACAGTGGTGGTGGAAAGTGTGTCTGCAGTCCTGTAGAGTAGAAAGTTTATCCCCGAGGTTAAATTTACTTTGGCAAACAGAACAGTCCCCGTCTACCTCTGTTGTTTTGCAGTGGTGGGGGCGGATATCTAAACGTATGGTAGGATTGCGATGAAGTTCCGAATCATACATACTACGGGCTAAAACTGAATTGGCAACATCATCATTATGTACATTTCCCCTGTTCGTCATATTTGCCAAATGCATCAGGGACATCAAATCCTGGTAAGAATTGACAGGAATTCCATTTCTACCGATCTCGATCGTAATTTCCCCCTCGAAAGGTAACTGATCATTTTGATAGTCTTGATACGAGCGTCGTCTAGATATTTCTGAATTTCGAGGTCGGGGAACCCTAGTACTGGTACCAGTGCGGATATTAACGCGAATATTTTCATCATTTTCTATATTTGACATCTCTGATTTAATATTAGAAAGATAATATATTAAATCAGAATTTTAAAATGGTTTAGCCTGGTTGTGTGCCAGTTTAGAGATCACCTTGCATAGCGGAGAGAACTCCCTTCAACTTTTTGCGAACATCCTCAAGTTCTTTCTTCGTTGTAGCAAGTTGCGCTACGAGCTCTGTGATCTTATCCTTATCAGCTTGGGCTTCAGCTTGGCGCGCAGAGACGAAATCCTGCAACTCTTTGGTATGGCGGTTTAAGATCGCCGCAAAACCATCCACCGAATCGTTAGCTGGTGCCTTTGCCTTGGATGCGACAGGCTTTGTATCCTTGGAAGCTGGAGTATTTTCAGATTCATCCTCTTTAGCCACGGGCTTAGCCTTATCCTTAATCACAGCTTTTTCTTCTTGAGAAGCTTTTTTCTTTGGACTTTCCTCTTCGTCGGCTTCCTCTTCAACTTCGTCAGACTTTTTCTTGCTAGTCTTTTTCTTTTCGGCGGGTTGCTCTTCAGTTTCTTCACTTTCGAGAAGAGACTCGTCAACCTTAAACTGGTTTTGTTCGCACAATTCCACTGCCTCGTCATCAAGAGGAACGAACTCGTCGTCAACGATACGACCGATGACGACCTTTTCGGTCGCCGACTTGAAGACAAGACCAGTATCTGGATGATAGATCTTATCAAGTTTCTTATTCTTTTTCAAGACTAATTTGGTAGCTTTTGAACTCATTTGTGCTATTCTGCCATTTTTTTAATAGGCTTTTTAAGTTTCATTTTTATTTTTTGCAAGGTGGATACAGTTTGAGCCAAATGGGTATAATTCATTAACCAGATTCTGTTATAATTTTTAATCGCGATCTGAGCACAAAGCTCCGTATTCTCTGAGCCAAGCATTAACTTCTTCCGGCTGAGCGAGGTTTCTAGAACAGTCAGGTACATCGTATATCTTCACTATTCCCGGATTAGCGATTAGATGATCATGACCTTTGTCGGGATACGCATAATAGTCATAACTGAGAGCAATCGGTCTCAAAGCGATCAACTCCGGGTGTATGTTCCACAAAGCATCCGGGGCCGATGGGAGAGCGGCAGAAATAGACACCTGCCACCAGTGACTGAATTTCTCGAGAAACACGTCGAGAAAGGGTGTCATCTTTATCCCGAATTTTTTGGACAACTGTTGTTTCAAAGTATTCGCTGTGCTCAAATTATGAGCTTTGTGAATCCAGCCTCTATCTTGATCGTAAGAATTACGTTTAAGTGTCTCTTTGATTCGCAGAAAAGGGAACCACATTCCTGGGAAATTTTTCCCCTCGTTAGATGTACCGGTAGAAAAATAGAATGCACAGTTCTTACATTCTGGATAGCCTGGTCCTACTCCTTCAGTAGGAAGCCATCTTTTCTGGTGGTTAAACATATTTTTCGGAACGGGGACCATTATCATATATCGTGCTATATAAGTTATACAACTCAGTGTTTCCATTCCGACGACCTTTTTGGACACGCTTGTTTTGACGATTTTTTCTTCCTCTTCTGCGTCCATAGGAGTATCCATATCGTCTATAACTTCGTCAATTTCTACTCCATCTTTTCCAGCGTCTTCTAAAGTCTCTAGAAGCTGATCGACAGTACCTTTGTCGGATACACCAAAATATCTAGCGATCTCTTGTAGATCGGCCTTTTTAAGGCACCGCTTTTTTTGGCGGACTTTTCTTACGATATACTGACACGTTTGTTGATCTGTGTCGCCAACTTCAACACCGATTCTAGAGCATATCTCCGCGAGTAAACTATCTGATGCACATGCAGTCATTTATTTATACAGAAAAATAAATGAGTCGTTTTTGATAGAAAATTTTATCATATAATATACCTCCAGTAAACCGAGTATTCCGATATCATTCTTCGTATAGTGCAAGTATCTCCCTATAAATAGACATATATTTATCAGTCTGTTCGCTCTGTACCTTTTTCCCCAATTCCTCCATATCTCCTCTATAGACTTCCTCGGCGAGATCGTGGAGGGTCCTCACGTTGGCTATATAAGTCCTTAGTCTGTGTCTATCGGCTACCTGTCGCATAAAGTTCGCCTTATAATGTTTGCGGGTTTCTGGTAAAAGGGCGTAAGGAGATTGTTTCCTGAGCATAATCTCTTCAACCATTTCCAAAATATCGTCACTAACTTTGTCTACCATGTCGTGAGTTTTGAGAAGTTCTAGAATCTTTTCCGGGAAGAGGAATGTTTTTTCGCTGTAGAACAGACTCTGATACTTAATTTCGTCGTCCGTAAATGTTTCAGTTTTTCCTTTCAGTAGAGTTCTAAATTTGCGGTCAAGATTTTTTACCGTGTTTTCGTACTTCTTGATGAACTTTTCCTTGTCCTCTATTTTCTCCTCATCTAAATATCTGACCATCTGCTCATTGAGAGAATTTAGGCCGTCTGCGATCGTTTGTACTGTATAATAAGCCTGAAACAAATGTGGTGTTTCCGGTAAATCCATATTTTGCAACCTGTGCAGGGTAAAGGCGTAAGTTAGTGCACGTTCGCACGGAGTAGATGCAAGTGCAAAATCGAATACCTGTCTCGGGTTGCAATGATTCATGTGGTAAACAAGCTCATCGGTCTGTTGAACTATAAATTTGGGTCCAAGCCGGAAATTCACTAGTATGTACTTGACAAAATCTATAGGTGATTTAGCCTCCAAATCGCATTTATCCGAACTGACAATTTCGCTATACTTCTTAGCCTTGCCGAAAAAGTAGCGAATATCTCCCAATCCATTTCTTCCGGTTTCACGGAAAAGCTTCCTTCTGTACCCTGTATGCGATAGGAAATTGGCCAGTGTAATTAGATCTTTCACAGCCTGGTTCTTCAGGCTTAACTTAGAGACTTCATGAATAGAAACATCTAGAACGGTGACGATATCCTGTATCGTGCTTGTCGAGAATAGGTTCGAACCGCCATAGTGGCGATTATCGTGGATAATATGGGATCTACCCATATCGACAATAATCGGCACTATTCTCGTCTTAACCCTATAAACGATATTCCCATCTATTACGTAATCGAATGTGGCCGGTTCTGCCAACCGCTGGATAATGATATTCCAGGGGGTGAGATCGTAATGGACGAATCCACATTTTTTCTGCGCAACATGCAATGCTAATCCAAGTTGAAGAAGAACAGAAAGGTAATCGGTCATATTGAATTCTTTGCTGTGGATAAATTCGCTAAAAGTTTCCCCTGGAACGTATTCGATTATCATTGTACCTTTGTAAAATCCGAAAGTATAAGCGAAATTCGGGATCTGTTTAAGCAATTCGTTTGTACCTTGTGTTGTGACGAATGCTTCGTGAGTTAGACTTTTTGAGCTAGTTTTCTCCACCATACACGCTCCGGCTAACTCATATTCAGAGATAATGGTAGCACGATTGTTGAAAATTTCGCCCTTCTTTACAGCGATATCGGAAAATTCTCCCTGATCGATAACCATATGGACAAGCCATTCAATTCCTTTGAGCAATCCGTAGGATCTACGATACATTGGTAAAAGAGAAATATCATTAACAGTTTTACTCGTTTCTGGATAAAACCTATTTCGGTTCAATATTTCTGCCTCGCGTTCTTCTAGTATATTTCTCAGAGGTTTGCTGTTGTAAAGATACACACCGTTCATCTTCTTAATTTCGTATAATAACTTCTGCAGGTAATCGAGTATCCCATCTTTGGTCAGGTACGTCTTGGCAAACTTAACCGCGTTTTGCGCGATCTTTTTGCATTTTGCATCGTTAGCTTTGCACCAGAGGATCTTTTCTATCAAGTCGGACAGATCTGCCTTCACTGGCACATAATGAACGTAAGGCTGTAGTATGTCTCGGTACCAGAGCTTATACTTTGACGCGGCAAGAAGAATACATGCTCCCGATTCTAGCTCTAGACTCAGCCTATATGCGGCGACATGCCCATCGACATTGACAACGTACTTGTACTCAGTCTGTTGTTGCGGAGTTAACCGAGACACCAAACCGAAGGGCAAACTTTTCACGTCAATAGTCTGTAAATGTTTTACCCCCTTTATTTTACGAGGACGGAGGTTCCACTCCGTTATCCCTGCATCTAGAAGAGGCAGATCGTCAGAATCGACCAGTGTCGTTACAGAAAGATGTGCAAGTTTCAATCGCGGGTTAGTTTCTACTGTTACCCCGCAACCTGTCGATGCCCCTCGAAATACAGCGATCGGTTTTCGCTTCGTCCAAGGTGTTGGGACAATCTTGAACTCTCGTGTCGCCGTTCGAGGGAAAAATTTCCCCTCCGGTCGCGTAACTCTTGCCCAATCATCCCCGGTCGGAATTGGAATGTCTGAATAACCTTTAGCTCCGACCATAGATAAAATGGGTGCATATTTGTCGTAAGAATGAGAGACGAGTGGTGTGTTATCGCCAAAAAGGTGATCGTACGGTTCCGTACCGTCTTTCTTCAACATGGGAAAATCCCTACGGTTGACGAACAATTCCATATCTGGCAACTCCCTTTCTGCGCAAAGGGTCTTAAACATATCACTTGTGTTAGGAATATTCGTGTCCCCCTCGTGAACCGGAAATTCCCATCGTAGCAGGCAGTTATTTGCATACCAAGAATCTATGAATTTGTTCACGGAATTTGGGTTAAATTTACGTCCTTCCGCCTTTTGAATCTGTTCAAGAAAGGTATATATATCATCAACATGAATTCTATTATGCCATTCGTTTGTGAAATTTTTCTTACTGAAAGGTAAGAATACCCCAAGTTTACCATCTTTAATCTTGACAAAAATTCCTTTCTTAAACTTATGGAACATGTATGCGAATGTATTTGTTACCGAGAGGGGATCTAGATCTCGATATTTCTCCCAATCTGTGTCCGGCAGATCCACATCACGAAACACATTTTCATCCATCGAAATATCCTGTATAGTCGCTCTGCCATTGGATGCATCGCGATACATTTCGAACTGGTCGATATCTCCAGCTGTAAAATGGGTTTGGTTGAAAAACTTGTATCTCGGATTGGTATTGATATTTTTTCGTTCCGCTTGCACGCACTCTTCTACAGACGGGAAGAAGTCTGGTTTAATCTGAAACTGTGATGTAGTACTCATACCGATTTATAACTCTTGTGTATTCCATTAAATTCATTTTAGAGTTTTGGTGTTAAATCATAAAAATGGATGATTTAACACGCAATTTTCCCAACTGTACTCTATCCGTAGAGGAGATAAGGGATACGATCCGTAAAGTTTTACGATTAGAGGAAGGATATTTTTGCTACAAATGCTTCAAGCTTCTCAGTCTCGATACGATGCCAAAAGACGCGGAACTATGCAAACTCTGCTATCAATTCTATTGCAAAGACTGTTCAAAACTATTTTACCCTGAACCGACTGTACGCGAAATTAGCCCATACAAATGTATACAATGCTCCGAAACGAGAAGATTTTATCCTCTAAAGTAATTTGTGCATTTTTTCCATCGCAATAATTTTATCGATAGCGTTATGAGCATCTTCTTTATCAAAAGTATTGTTATCAAGGATGTAATCCGGTGTTATCTGCTCCATTTCCAACTCTGACCGGTGCTTGTGTTCAACTTTTGTGTCAGAAGAAACATTATTGTCTCTAACCGTGCGAATAATGACACCACCGAGCTCTTTAATCACAGCAGCCTCGTCTAGAAACCGCACATCCGAAATGACGTATAATTTCGGTTCTTTTTTATACTTTAGCTTGAAAAGATCTACCCAAATCGTCCTCTCGGTTTTCATATCAGGGATGATTTTGGGCATCGCCTCGCGGAAAAGTTCTGTACCTGCTTTCTGTAGAAAAGTTCTTGCCGATATGCCCCAGTGAGGATGAATTTGCAGCTTCTGTTCTTGTGTGCCATAGAGCTGTTCGTCTGTGAAACCGAATAAACGCCCAATTTCTTTGAGAGGTGCGGCCATGCTGTATTCTGTATACCCGTGCTTTTCGACTAGATAATCGGCCGCCGTGCTTTTTCCAGACCCTATTTTTCCAGTAATACCGATGATCATTTTTCTTAAAGATACTGCGTCTTTAAGAATTCATTTTTTATTTAAGTCTAAGACTTGGTCAAATCTGCCAACAATTTCCGGGTCGTGGGTGATCATGACCATCGTCTTGTCAGCGAACGCTTCAAAGATAAGATCCATGATCAGATCTTTGCTATCGCTATCTAGAGCTGTTGTCGGCTCGTCGAGTAAAACGATAGAAGAATTTCTTAGCACTGTCCTCAACAATATGACAATCTGTCGTTGCCCTCCGCTAAGGCTATTTCCACCTTTACCAACGTTACCGTCTAGAGTATGAGTACCGAAGATATTTTCGAGATTATATTTCTGTAAAAGTTGATTGACATCTTCCTTCGTTTTGTTCGTGCCGTAAGTTATATTTTCGTATAGTGACCGGTTAAACAATATCGGGATCTGGTTGATATAACTGACGTGCTTACGTATGACGTTATAGGGTAAATTTTTACCATCTATGAGAATTTGCCCGTTATTCGGGTAAGATAATTTCAGAACCATTTTAAGCAGGGTAGATTTTCCCGAACCGACTTTTCCGATTATAGCTAACTTCTTTCTCGGTTCAACTCGATAAGAGAAATTTTTCAGTACACAATTTGACCCGAAACACAGATCAATATTCTGAAAATCGACCTGTCCGTCTATGTTATTGATCGGCCCTGTGTATAAAGGCACTTGGCTGTTATTAAGCTCATTTATATGTGACGACGTGTCCTCGTATTTCTCGTTTAGGCCGTTAATATAGTTTTGAATATCAATAATGCTTCCTACGTAAGCAATTGTTTCTTGGGTATATTGCATCGTTGTATCAACCTGAGAAAGTAAATAAACCATCACGATCAAAGCACTGCTAATCTGTGCCAGAGTTATAGCTCCTTTTTGGTATAGTTTGTAAGCAAATGTGCTCACGACGACAAAAGATGTCAAGTACAAGGCGCTAAAAGCGAATTTATGTTTGGAAGCACACGATAAACATTTATGCATATGTTTACGTAAATCTGAATTCCTGTCATGAAAAGCTTTCAGTTCTCCGTCGATATTATCTGCAGAATAGACACTGAGAATATTTTCGAGAATATCTTGTAAATTTTCGTTGGCAAGATCTCCGGATGCCTCTGCGTGGACACAAGAAGGCATGCAATTTAAGCTAGAAAGTATTGCAACGCCACCAAAGGCACACAGAACAGCGAACACAATTGCACCTAGTTTGACGTTTATACTGAAGAAATATATCAGACAAAATATGACCATATAGATTAGAGGCAAATAACAGGTTCTTAATTGGTAGAAAATTTCTAGAATCAGATACGGAATCTTAGAGAGTTTTGAAACCAGTTCGCCTATTTTGATACTAGCATAATCCTCTTTATGTATTTCGAATACAAATTTGGCTATTTTGTGGTAAAGATAAGAACGAAACTCTGGAATAAGTACACTGTCGATCCTGGCCAGCCCAAAAGTTCCGCAGACAGATGTCGCCCAAAGAGCTAAAGTTGTGATGAAAGTCTTCGACATATCTTTGTTCGCGGCCATCAGCTCCATCAACTTACCATAATAGTGGGGAACAATTATACTACCGAGCGGATACGCCAAAATGAGGAATAAATAAGCGAATATATACGATTTTCTCTCCTTGAAAAAATCTAGAGTCATTGTTCCAATATGTAATTTTGGCTGAACATCTGACATTTATTTTCTGAAAGATTTTCTCTTTAAGAATTTGCTTTATTAACGGCAGCCAAACTGATGTAGCATTGCTATGTCCTTGGCCGATCGTTCTTCCCCATATTGGTCTACAACAGATCCACAATAACTTTCTTCAGTGTCGTTTCCGTTATTTTTCGGCTTCGTAAATTTTTCACTCTTCTTCTTTTGGAGCCCGGCCATTTTTTCTGTATATAATTCTGAGTAGACCGCAGGGTACATATCGTCATATAAAGGAGGATTACCCTGGATGTTTTGGTTAAGGGAAACCCTATACGGTTCTCGTCTGCAACTACAACTCATTTATTATGACTGACCTTTATATTTTTTAATTTTCAGACTTTCTTTTACCACCGTATCCCCTTTGCGTGCGTCCATAATCTCCTTCAGAACCTTTTGCGTATCTTTTACTCCGTATCGTTCTAAAACTTGCATAGCATCTGCGTCTCTTTCCTTCGGTTTTTTCGGTCCAGGCCTTTCCTTTTCTTCTAGAATAATTGCTGTCCCGTGGTGTTTAACACCTGGCTGGTCTTTTGCCTTCAAATATTCGGCTATTCGAGCCTCTACAGCTTTTTCCTTTTCCTTCAGCTTCTTTCTTCTCTCATTAAGAGCCTTAATTTCTGAACGAATAGCCTCCAGTTCTGTTACATCGGACTTTATCGACATTTATGAACATGCCTGAGATCTTTAATTAACTTTTAATATTTGTGTTAATAAAAATGCCAGAATACAAAATAATGCGCTGGGATGCTGTTATTCCGAAGAATAATACTCTTCCGTATCCTATGATATACATTAAACCAGATAAAGATTTTCAAGACTATGCAAGAGAGAATAAATATATGTTTCTCCTTAATATTAGTGGAACGGGTATGGACTATGATAAAATGCCGGTTGTCGGTATGGTCGATTCTAGTGCTTTTTTCCCAGATTACAGACCCTACTTCTTCAATGAGACAGGTTATTATGTGATCGTCCTTTTCGCTAACTGGGCTGGTTACCCAGAAAATAACGGCAATGTTAAAATCCAGGGTGTAAAAGGACCAGATAACATTAATCCGAAGCCTGTGCAATTTGAAGTCCCTAAGCCGATGGAACCGGAATTTTATGTTGCCCCAGTCACGGAAAATAATTGCAGTAAACTGACTTCCACCCAGATAGGATGGATGCTAACAGCTATACTAATAGTTTTCGGGGTTTTATTAGTCATTTCTTTCCGTAAAAAAATTCTATAAACGGTTTATCATCTATCTAATAAAGGATGCTCTTCTTAATTCTGTCCATTCTCCTAATTATTACGTCCTCGTTGGCTCTAAATACCTACGTTCGTCTACATAATGCCTCCAAAACGTATCCATCTCCAGATGCGTTTGAAGATGCTTGTAATATGTCAAAAACGTATGTAATAGGCAGTGAGATACTGATGATTTTGGTTTTAGTATTCGCAGTTGGATTGATGTTGTTATCAGTTTGGCAAATGCGTGCAAACTAGATATAGCTATTTCCGTATTTTTAAAAATATAGAAAAATGCAGTCAAAGGATATTATTATTAGGAATGCTGGGAGGCGTGGCTATATCCTAGACGATCAACTTTTGCCGAGGTCTGTACAAAAATCTTATGTAGCACGAACAAACCAGAACGGAAATGTGCACAAGAGCACTCACAGATATTAATTCTAGACTATTAACTGTGGAAAACAGATATAGCTGTAAGACGATGCGAGTATAAGCTCAATGCCCAGTTATGTGATGATATCCTGGCCGGCATAGTAGACAAAAAGACCCACGATAAAGAATACAGCGAACGCCATATTAAGATGAGCTAGATAAGCTGTTATAAAAGCTATCACAGCGTGACGTGTGGCATTTTTCGTTCGACCCTCCTGTAGACTCAGACCGATTATAGACAGAATTACGATCAGAACGAATATTCCAATAAAAACTGGATTCGTAAAATCTTTCTTTAGAACAGCGAATCGTTCGTCGTCTCTCGTCGCGTAAATAATAGCAATTAAGGCGACAATGGCAATTCCTATACCTAGTTTGGTCGCATTTTTCCCCGAAGGCCCTTGAACGGAATTAACCATGTTAGTAAGAAATGTTGACATAGTTTTATTTGAGGAAATAAAACTATTTCTTGTTTCTCCTTCGAGATCTAACTTTAATGAAATCCGATTTTGGCAGCTCCCTCCCCATAAATTTTTTCAGAACCAATTTGCAGTGCTGATTCAGTATGATATAGCCGATACGTATACATTCCTCTAGGCAACTTAGTTTTATCCAGGTTATCCCGTTCGCATCGTTATCTTCTTGGCCTTGTTGTATATTAACGCTCTGAGTTTTTCTCTCTAGATAATAGTACATTGCACGGTTTTTGATTTTTACCGCTCTAGAAAAATCTTCAGCTTTCACGTCGAGCCCTGTCTCCTCCTTTACTTCACGTATGGCACATTGACAGCTGGTTTCGTTAATATCTACCTCTAGAGTTCCCTTTGGTGGGCCCCAGAGTTGCCCACGAGATTGAACAAGAAGGACCCTATCTTCGTCGGGGTCATAGATAAATACACCAGCCTTGCGGCAATTGCCTCGTCGTAAGCGACGGACGAGAGGAGTACTCGGTTCTGTAACTTCGATAGAACAACAGTTATTAGGACATTTATATATCCGAGACATCTCTCTTTCTTATATGTAACATTTTTCTTAAATAGAGCTTATTTTAGTTCGGTGACCGTTTAAAAGATTGACGTCTATATAAAAACATGACAGACGAAAATAAGTTCCATACCACCACTTCAAAATGGAGCGAAAGTATAGAAAATATATTGAAGGAAATGGGAGAGTTTTGTTTGGGATATAAATGGATGAATGTATCAGCTGCAAAAAACAATGAACTCAAATATAATATTCTTATGTATATTTCCATTTTAATTGGGCCTATTTCTGGTATATTATCAGCTATTTCCACTGACAAGAATGCGATTTATTTGTCCGCTATCCAAATGCTTGTCACAGTTTTTTCGTTTCTTAGCGGTGTTATATCGGCTACAATTAAATTTTCCGAATTTGGTGACAAATCCACTTCCTACAAAACAGCAGCGGCTAAGTATGCATCCCTGGAGAGTAATATACGGCGACAACTCAGTTTATCTAGAGAAGATCGTGTAAACGCTGGAGAATATCTCGAATGGGTCTCTACATCTTACGATGAACTTTTCACAGCTTCTCCGTTGATACCGGATAACATATACCAAGAATGGGTTAATTTCGCCAAAGAGAATAATCTGTCTATTCCTAAAGAGCTTGGGAAAGTAGTGGCTGATAATAACGCGGATAAGATCGCTCAGTTGTCTTCAATAGGCAATATCGATATTTATAGAGAGAAGAAAGAGCCTGACAAACCTGCAATAGAAATCGCTGTCCAAACTCCCCAGGCAAACCTCGATACAGATATTGGGCATGTTGAAAGATTGCGAACGGCTGTCGATGGGTCTGCGATAGATCTAGCGAAATACTCGGACGGTAAGATGCGTTATGAAATGGCTAGATTGTTTCGCATGAAATAAATTCTTTATTCCAATAAAAATGGAGAATAAAGAATTATCAGCACAGTTCTTCTTATCAAATCTTAGCCACGAAATTCGTACACCACTTAATGGTATAGTTGGCTATACTCAGCTTCTTCTCCAAACAAAACTTGATAATACTCAACAAATGTATCTTAATTCGATGAACCATTGTTGTATACAGTTGGTGGAGTTAGTTAACGATATTCTAGATTTCTCGAAACTAACCACGGGAAAAGAACAAATCAATAATGAATGTTTTTCTTTCAAAGAAATTATTGAAGAGGTTAATTCTGCTATAGGTTATCGTATTAGAGAGAAAAAACAGAAATGTCGATACGTTATAGACAAAGATCTACCTGAATATATTATATCGGACAAACAGAAGGTCATCCAAATTTTTATCAATCTAGTTTCTAATGCGAACAAATTTACGCCTACAAACGGGAGAATTATTGTTACAATATCTCTCAAAAACGAAGAAATGTTTGAATGTACAGTAGAGGATGATGGGATTGGAATTAGTTTAGAAGACCAGAAAAAACTTTTTAACCCTTTCTTTCAAGTACAGGAATCGCTTACTAAAAATGGTTCTGGATTGGGATTGGCGATATGCAAGAAACTGGTCGAAATTCTCGGCGGAACTATTTCTGTTGAGAGCGACAAAGGGCAAGGTTCTGTTTTCACCTTTACGGTTAAATATGATCCTTATGAACAGTTTCAGAAAACTATAGAAAAAAATAAAGATAGTCTGAAAGGAAAATATATCTTAATTGTTGACGATAATGTAGATAATAGATTACTACTCGGGGAAATTCTTTTCGAATATGGAACGAGACCGATAATCTGTTCATCGGCTAGGGAAGCTATTAGGATGGTCGGAGGAAAGAGATATGCATTTTCTGTAGCTTTGCTAGATATTTGTATGCCAGATATATCCGGGACAGATTTATCAAAACAGATTAAGGATATCGATCCTGAACTTCCTTTAATCGCCTTATCATCTCTAGATGATAGTTTCGATTCGACTAATTTTGAATATGTTTTACCTAAGCCAGTTAACAAGGTCAAGTTACTTGATACGCTTCTCAAAACAATCGGGAAAAACGATATAAGCCAATATCAACTTAACGCAGTTGAGGAAAAACCTCCTGTTGCGAAAAAAGATGTACGATTTCTTATAGCTGAAGATATATCGTACAATTCTGAATTACTTGTAAAAATGTTGAACAGTATGGGTTTCAGTAATGTTGATACATCTTTGGACGGGGAGGATGCGATAAAGAAAATAGACAACGCATATACGAGAGGAGCCCCTTACGATATACTCCTTCTTGACCTGAAAATGCCGAAAATCAACGGATTTGGCGTGGTTGACCATATCAAAGCCAATAAATATACCTACCCGAAAATTGCCGTCATCACTGGCTCTGTTATGGAAAGTGATAGGGAAAGATGTAGAGATATGGGAATAAAGTATTTCTTACTCAAGCCATTTAACATGACACATCTGAAATCCGTAATTAACAATATTCTTGGCGGGTCGGGAAACTTTCGGCTAGAAAAATAAGGAGGTTCAAATTTTATGTATCAACACTACTCTCGGGTACTCAGAAGGAGTTTACCGCGTAGCTTGCAAAAAACGGAAATCGTCAACAAATTCTGATACATATTCTATGTGGGTTTTCAAAACCCCTTGGCGAAAGTGATTGATAATATCGCAAGATTCTTTATCAATCAGACACCAAAGTGTGGCTCTAATAAACTCAATTTCTTGTATAAGTTTGGTATCACGGTAGAGAAAATGTGTTTTTTGTTTCTTCCACGATTCTGGGTTGGTTTTCTACCACAGAACTTCTGTTGTAGTTACATTTGTAATATTAGTAGTTAC